GCCCATCTTCATCTTTCGCAGGATGAGGTGTGGACGATGCCGTTCGGTCTGCTCCTGGACCTGTGGGAGTGCCACAAGCAGTACAGCGGCCTGGCACAGCCGAAGCGGGAGCATTTTATCGACGACATTATCCCCGACGGGATCTGAAGGAAGGAGGCGGTGTAAATGGCGGATAATTTCGGTCTGAAGATCGGTCTTGAGGGCGAAAAGGAATTCAAGAAGGCGCTGTCCGACATCAACTCCTCCTTCAAGGTCCTCGGCTCGGAGATGAAGCTGGTATCCTCCCAGTTTGACAAAAACGACTCCTCCGTCAAGGCGCTCACGGCGCGGAACGAGGTTCTGAACAAAGAGATAGAGACGCAGAAACAGAAAATAGAAGTACTGCGTCAGGCATTGCAGAACGCCGCCGAGTCTTTCGGAGAAAACGACAAAAGAACACAGAACTGGCAGGTCCAGCTCAACAACGCCGAAGCCGCCCTCAACGATATGGAGCGCGAGGTGGCAAGCAACGAAGCCGCCATCGACTCCATGGGCGACGAAATGGCTGACTCCGGTAAAGACGCCGACAAGCTCGGCGATTCCGTGGAGGATACGGGCAAACAGGCGGATGACGCGGGAAAGAAGTTCGAGAAGTTCAAGAGCGTAATGGCTGCCGTTGGCAAAGCGACCGCCGCTGCTGTAACGGCAATCGCGGCCGCTGCGACCGCCGCCGGTAAGGCGCTGTGGGACATGGCGAACCAGACAGCCGAATACGGAGACGAGATCGAAAAGAACTCGCAGAAGGTCGGCCTGTCCTTTGAGTCCTATCAGAAGTGGGACTACGCCATGAAGGTCTGCGGTACGGAGATGTCCTCCTGCACCACGGGTCTGAAAACGCTGACGAACACTTTTGACGACGCCATCAACGGCTCGGCCGGCGCGACGGAAAAGTTCGAGCGTCTCGGTCTGTCGATGGAGGATCTGCAGGGGCTTTCCCGCGAGGATCTGTTTTCCACGGTGGTGACGGCGCTTCAGAACGTTTCGGACGAAACGGAAAAAGCCGCCCTCGCCAACGATATGTTCGGCAAGTCCGGACAGGAGCTTCTTCCTCTTTTCAACATGACGGAAGAGGAACTGCAGGGGCTGATGGACGAGTGCGAGGAATACGGCATGGTCATGAGCGACGACGCCGTCAAAGCCTCCGCCGCGTTCGAGGACAGCCTTACCCGGCTGAAAGCCACCTTCGGCGGTCTTAAGAACTCTGTCACGGGCGAAATGCTCCCGGCGCTTTCCATGATCATGGACGGTCTGTCCGACCTCATCGCCGGGAACGAGAACGCCGCCGAAACCATAAAAACGGGCGTCGAGGAGCTTATAAACAGCATCACGGAGATGATCCCGCAGTTCGTCACCCTTGTGCTGACGATAGCGGAAGCGGTGCTTGAATGCGCTCCCGCAATTCTCCGGGCGCTTGCCCAGGGCATTATTTCGGCGATCCCGGAACTGCTCCCCGTTGTCCTCCAGGTCATCACCGAACTGGTGGCGGCACTGCTTGAACTGCTCCCGCAGCTTGTGGAAGCCGGAATGCAGATCATCGCGTCCCTTATCGTCGGCATCGCGCAGGCGCTTCCTACGCTGATCCCGCAGATGGTGGAAGTGGTCATGCAGATGGTGCAGACCCTGATTGACAATCTGCCTCTCATCCTGGATGCGGCACTTCAGCTGATCGAGGGACTGGCGCAGGGCATCCTCGACGCCATCCCCGTTCTGATCGAAGCGCTGCCGGAGGTCATCATGGGCATCGTGAACTTCCTGCTCGATTCGATCCCTCAGATCATCGAGACGGGCATCACGCTTCTGACCTCTCTGATCGACGCGCTGCCGACAATCATACAGACCATCGTGGCGGCGATCCCGCAGATCATCAACGGCATCATCAACGCCGTGCTGAACAGCATTCCCCAGATCATCCAGGCGGGCATTCAGCTTCTCATTTCGCTGATACAGGCGCTTCCACAGATCATCACGACCATCGTGCAGGCAATACCGCAGATCATATCCGGCATCGTGAACGCGCTGATTGGAAACATCGACAAGATCATCATGGCGGGCGTTCAGCTGTTCGTGGCGCTGATAGAAAACCTGCCGACCATCATCGTGGAGATCTGCAAGGCCGTTCCTCAGATCATCGCGGGCATCGTTTCCGCGTTCGGCTCTCTTATGGGCAAGATCGTGGAGATCGGCGGCAATATCGTAAAGGGTCTGTGGCAGGGCATCACGCAGCTTGCCTCCTGGCTGTGGGACAAGGTTTCCGGGTGGATCTCCTCCATCTGGAACGGCATCCTTGATTTCTTCGGCATCCACTCCCCGTCGAAAGAGATGGCGTGGGTCGGCCAGATGCTCGTCAAAGGTCTGTCAGGCTCTATCGAGGACAACGGCGACGAGGCTGTAAAGGCGGCCGAAGCCATGAGCGAGGACATCGACGGCGTGATGCAGGATCTCGCGAAGGATATGTCCACTACGCTTCCGACAGATTTCGACATCAACGGCAGCATCGGCAGTTCCGTTGCCTCGGCTGCAAACGGCGCTCTTGCCGGCGGCTTCAGCCTTCAGCTGAACATCGGCACCTTCAACAACTACAGCAGCGAGGATATCGAACAGCTGACAAACGAGATCATGGTCACGGCGGGTCAGTTCGCCAGACGGAAAGGAGTGGTGTTCGCGTGAACGGTTTTACCTATAACGGCGTGAGTTCCATTGATATGGGGCTGCGCATCGAAAGCAAGAACGTGTTTTCCGCTCCGCAGTATGAGAAGAAATTCCAGTCCATCCCCGGCCGGGACGGCGACCTCATCCTTCCGAACGGACGGTATCCGAACGTGCAGATCACATACTCGGTATTTCTCCCGGCAAAGACGCTCCCGGAGCTTAGTGAGAAGCTGACGGCGGTCAAGGCGTGGCTCTATACCGAGCCGGACCGCTACCATGAACTGCGCGACAGTTACGATACGGAGACTTTCCGCAGAGCGGTCATCAATACGCAGCTCGACATCGAGGATCAGCTGAACAGGATCGGCGTGTTCACGGTCAGCTTCTCCTGCCTGCCGTTCAAGTATCTCAACAGCGGCACCGTACCCGTCAGGATCACTTCGTCGCCGTTTGCCCTTACGAATCCCACGGCGTTTCCCGCGAAACCGTATATCAAGGTCTACGGCACCGGCGAAGGCAGGATCTCCGTCGGTCAGTCACATTGGGATTTGACGGATATCGACCGCTGGATCGAGATCGACAGCGAACAGATGAATATTTACAAAGGCGCCGAACCGGGGAACGACCGCGTAACGGGCGACGGCTTTCCGATCCTGCATCCCGGCGTCAACAGCGTTTCTTTCGCAGGTGATTTCACCTCCGTGACGATCGAACCGAGGTGGGTGACGCTATGATCCCGGTATTGTATAAAGCAGACGCGACTGTATTCACTTCCTTCGGTCTCGGCGCGCTCGGAGAGTGCGTTTCCTGCGAGGTGACCGAGGAGCGAAACGGCGTGTTCGAGCTTGTTATGAAATACCCCGTAACGGGAATATGCTATCCGCTTCTCGCCAGGGAGCGGCTCATCAAGGCGAAGCCCAACGATACAGCGGATGACCAGGCGTTCCGCATCTACCGGATCACGACTCCTCTGAACGGCATCGTGACCGTGTACGCGCAGCATCTGTCATACGACCTTTCCAACATCGCGGCTCTGCGCTGGGCGGATGAACATATCTCCCCGGCGCTGGCGATGGAGCGGCTGTTCAGTCAGACGGCGACTCCGCACAACTTCACCTGCTTTACGGAATACTCCGAGGCGAAGGCGTTCTCGATCACGAAGCCGAAAAGCGTCCGCGCCTGTCTCGGCGGCACGGCGGGTTCGTTCCTCGACCTGTGGGGCGGTGAGTTCGAGTGGGACAACTGGCGCGTCATTCAGCATTCAAGGCGCGGCGTGAATACGGGCGTTGTTATCGAATACGGCAAGAACCTAACGGAGATGGAGCATGACGGCGACAACACCGACGTATACACCGACCTTATGCCGTATGCCGTGCAGACCGATGAGAACGGAAACGAAACGGTGGTCACGCTGCCGGAGGTGCTTGTTCCCATCACGGATTCAGAGCTTGTCCGCAGGAAGACGCTTATAAAGGACTTCTCCGAGTTCTTCGACTTCGGCACGGAGATCACGGCAGACGCGCTCCGTGCGAAAGCGACCTCATATCTTGCCGCCAATCCGATGGGCGTAACCGCGCCGACGCTGACCGTGAAATTCGAGCCGCTGTGGAAGCAGCCGGACTACGCCGCCGTTCTGGAGCGGGTATCCCTCTGCGATACGGTGACGATACGCCATTCGGCGCTCGGCATCACGGCGAAGGCGAAGGTCATAAAAACCGTTTACGACACGCTTTCCGAAAAATATGTATCCGTCACGCTCGGAAACGCAAAAGCGAACCTTATAAACACAGTCTCGCAGGCGGAACAGGCGGCACAGGCTGCTTCGGCGAAGGTCGACCGCTTTCCGGCGATCATGTCGGCGGCGATACAGAGCGCGACGAGCCTCATCACGGGACAGAGCGGCGGCTACGTGGTCATCAATCAGAATGAGGTCACAGGTCAGCCGTATGAACTGCTTGTGATGGATGCGCCGGACATCGGTTCAGCCGTCAACATCTGGCGGTGGAACGTAGGCGGTCTCGGCTTTTCGCATAACGGCTACAACGGTCCGTATGAAACGGCAATCACCGCCGACGGGCAGATCGTGGCGGATTTCATCACGGCAGGCACGCTTGCCGCCAACATCATCAAAGCCGGCGTGCTGTCCTCGCAGGACGGGTCCTCCTGGTGGGATCTTGAGACGGGTGAAGTGCATCTCCGCGCCTATGCAACCACGGAGTCCGTCATCGAAACGAACGAGCGCATCGATGAGATAGAGGAACAGAAGATGTATTGCCTGGTGATCACCTCGTCAAACGGAAACATCTTCAAAAACAATAATATAAGCACCACGCTTTCCGCCGTCGTGTTCTCCTGGGACACGAACGTGACGGACAGCCTCGACCCCAACCAGTTCATCTGGACAAGGGTGTCGGACGATCCCGTGGCGGACGCTGCGTGGAACGCCGCCCATTTCGGCGGTACGAAATCGGTTGAGATCACGAGGGATGACGTGAGCGTCAGAGCCACGTTTTTCTGCGATCTTATCGACACCACCACAAGAAACAGCCTTCTCGGCTGATAAAGGAGGAACATTTTCATGAGCAGAGCGCAGGGTCAGTTTACCATTATCGACTATAATGACGCGCTGACGCTGACCGGGTATATCGGATCGAACCATCCGAAAACGCAGATGTACAACCCGGACAACGGCAGCTACACCCCGAGCTGGGCTTCCACCAATCTGGTGCTGACTCCCAGCCTTTACATCATCGGCACAACCACAGACCAGATCACCTCGGAAAACGTGACCGACGTCAAGTGGTATCAGGGCACTTCCACCACGGCAATCACCACGGGCGGCAACTACACTTTGAGCGGCGCGAAGAACCATATTCTCACCGTCAAGGCGAACATCATGTCCGGCGTGGCGGGTGTGGATTTCAAGTGCGTTATCACATACCACGATCCATCCACGGGGCTTGACATCATCCATCCGCTTTCCATCTCGTTCTCCCGTGTGGTCAACGGCAGCGGCATTGTGGATCTGATCGTCATGACGCCGAGCGGAAACGTGTTCAAGAACAATGAGGTGGCGACGCTGACTGCGAAAGCGGAACTGTGGCGCGGTTCGACCGTGGATACCACGAGTGTTACCTATAAGTGGGCGATGATGGACCCCTCGGTTACATCGTCCTCGTCCACAGGGTATGACGCGGACTTCGGTGTAGGCTGGAGGAAGCTGACCAACACCTCGAATATGTATTCCGGCTGCACCACGAACACGCTGACGCTTTACGCCGCGGCAGTAGACAGCTACGCCGTCATCAAGTGCTGCGTCAAGGATACCGACTCGGCCTCCTCGACCTACAACAGCAAGTTCTACGACGTCTGCACCTTCATCGACAACTCCGACCCCCTTCAGGTCATTGTGACCTCCACGGGCGGCGACGTCTTCAAGAACGGCGTCGGCACGACCGTCCTTACCGCCGTCTGCTACCAGGCTGGTCTTGAGGTGGACGCTTCCGGCACGGGAACGTATACCTGGACGAAATATGACAAGGACGGCAACGTCGACACCTCATGGGGTACAAGCGGAAGCAAGACCGGCAAAACGCTGTCCGTTTCAAGTTCGGATGTCGATACAAAGGCAACTTTCATGGTGCTGGTCGTGATCTGACAAAAACAGCGGACATTCCGAAGAATATCCGCTGTTCTGCCAGCTGTTAGAAATAGAAAAGATCTTCAAATTTTAAGTCCAGTGCGATACAAAGTATCAACGCAAGCTTTGCAGTGGGATTAAACTGTCCTGTTTCAATCGAGCTGATCGTGTTTCTCGAAACACCGACCATCTTTGCCAGTTCTGCCTGGGACATTCCTTTTTCTTTTCGCACTTCCGCGAGATGATTGTGCAATACCAGCGCGTCTTCCATATCAAAGCACCCCTGTCAACTGCATGATCCATACGGCAAGCATGGAAAGCGAAAGCACACCCCAGATGATGGCGATTATCAGCTCATGGCGTTTGCGAAGACGAAGATACTTAATCAGGAAAACGACAAATGCCATCGAAAACAGCGCGAAATCTGCGCCTCTGTTAACGTAGTGGAGTACAAATCCATTTACGGTGTCCACGACGATCAACAGTATGACGCCGATGATGTATGCAACCCATGCGCCGTTTCTTTGCGCTTCCCGATCTGGGAGATCCCTTTCTTTTCCCTCACTCTGGGCTTTTGCAAGGATTTCATCTTTATTCATAATAGCGGCCTCCTTCTTGCATAGTTTACTTGGCACAGTGTCAGTATATCACTGCCAAGTTTACTTGTCAATAGTTTTTGCAAAGTTTTCTTTGCATTTTTAGGATACAGGAGGTGATCCTATGCGGGCGATCGGACAGATCACCATTACCAATATCTGCGACGTTGTGGCTTCCGATACCGCGCCGGAGAACCCTTATACCGGTCAGTTGTGGGTGGACACATCCGTTTATCCGCCGGAAACGAAGGTGTGGAACGGCGCGGAATGGGTCGTGCAGAACGATATCGAAACCCTCCGCGTCACCATTTCCGTTCTGACCACGAAGAGCGCCGAACTGCAAAGCACCATCGACGGGCTGAACAGCTATGTCGGCAGCATGACGCAGACCATAGAAACGCTGACGGACGATCTGGGCAATGAACAGCAGACGGTGCTTGAAATGCAGGCACAGATGTCGCTTCTGCAGCAGACCATCGACGGCCTTTCCGTGCAGGTGACGAACCAGTGCGCCGGCGGTCTGAACTTCATACAGAACTCGGCAGGGCTGAACGGCGTATCTGATGACTGGGTGAAAACGGGAACGGTCACGGTGGATACCTCCACGGACACGCAGAACAACACATCCTCGGATTCCTGTTTCGTTCTCGGCACGTCCTCCACGCTGAAGCAGACGGTCACGGGGCTTGTCACCGGGCAGTCCTACGCTTTCTCCCTGCGGGCGAAAAAGACCTATGCCGGATATTCGAGCTATATCCGCGTCCAGTACAACGGAAATAAATACGCATACTTTTTCAACCAGACCACGACCTTCGGCTGGACGGATTTCAGTCTCGTTATCGACGACATCACCGACAGCACGGTGGTTTTCTATATCTACAACCGTTACGCCTCGCTCTATGTCTCGGACATCATGATGGTCGAGGGACCCACGGTGCATAACTGGACTCCCGCGCCGAACGAGATCTACACCAACGAGGTGAAGATCGACAAGCGCGGTATTGCCGTTTCCAACTCGGCGTCCTCGCAGCGGACGGTCATCACCAACACGGAGTTCGCCGGTTACTACAACGACGAGGTCATTTTCACTCTGAACAAGGATGAAACGCAGACAAGAAAAACCACGGTGGACGGCGAACTGACCGTGGGCAGAACAAAATTCGTACCGATGTCAACAGCCTCCGAAGGGCTGAACATCGTTATTCTCGATTAAGGAAGGAGGCGGCTTTATGGCACTCAGCGGCAGTTTTCAGAACCTGCCTGTCAGCGGATTCGGTCTTTACTGTACCTGGTCTGCTACCCAGAGCGTGACCGGAAACTATTCCGACGTAACGCTGAACGTTTATCTGAAATACTACACCCTGGAAGTCGGCTCCCGCGCGGACTCCACGATTTCCATCAACGGAACGAGCGAGACGTACACCGCCCCGGCAATCACGGACTATTCATCCGGGTCACATACGAAGCTGCTGAAGACGAAGACCGTCCGCGTGAACCATAACGCCGACGGTACGAAATCCGGCGTGGCGCTTTCCGCCTACTGGCGGTTCTCCGGCACGTACAGCGGAACGCCCATCAGCAGCATCACGGCAAGCACCACGATAACGCTCGACACTATTGACAGGACTGCGCCTACGGTTTCGCTGACCACATCGAACGTCACGGCAAACGGAGTCACTCTTTCGGCAACGTCCTCGGCAACGGCGGATATCTGGCAGTACAGCACCGACAACGGCTCGACCTGGACGCAGTTCTCCACCACGGCGGGAACTTCGGCAAGCAAGGCGCTCACCGGGCTTTCTCCGAATACGACCTACTACATCAAGGTAAGGGCGCGTAAAAAGAGCAACCAGGTCTACGGCACGTCCTCGGCGGCAACGGTAAAAACGCTCGGCGGCGCTGTAGTGAACAGCGCGACCCAGGTGACAGCGGACGCGGCGACAGTAACCCTCAAAGTGAACGTCACGGTCTACGACGCCTCCTACGACTACACCCTGACGCTGAAAAACGGCAGCACGACCATTATTTCCATCGGCGGCCTTACCTGGTCGAAAGGCACAGCGGACAGAACAGTCAATCTGACCGCCTCCGAACGGACGACGCTGCTGACGGCAATGGCGAATATGAAATCGTTCACCGGCACTTTTGCCGTAACGACCTACAGCGGAGGAAGTACGCAGATCGGTTCGACATCGTCCAAGACGGCAACGGTCACGACCACGGCGGCGAATTCCGCGCCAACGCTGTCCGGGTTCACTTATGCTGACAGCTATGCGACTACGACCGCCATCACGGGAAATGATCAGCTTTTTATACAGAGCCACTCCAAACTGACGGTCACCCCCGGAACGGCGACGGCGAAGAACCAGGCAAGCATTGCGAACTATACCGCCACCTGCAACGGCGTGTCCGTCTCAAACACAACAGGCGCGGCGCTTACGGTAGGCGCGGTGTCAAAAAGCGGTACGGTGGCGGTGGTTCTGACGGTCACCGACAGCCGCGGCTACACGGCAAGCGTTACGAAGAACATCACGGTCATAGCCTACGCCGCGCCGAAGGTGAACTCGCTGACACTCCGCCGCACAAACGATATCGAGGCAGAAATGCAGCTCGTTTTCAACGGCACGATCTCCGCGATCACGGTGGACAGCGTACAGAAGAACTCGCTGCTGTACTGCAGGTATCGGTACAAGGCGACAAGTGCCACATCATGGAGTTCCTATGTGAGCATTCTGTCCGCTGTCACGCAGAGCGGCACGTCCTTCTCTTATTCCAACCTGGAGCTGAGAAGTCTTGCTTCAGATCAGTCCTGGGACGTGCATATCCAGATCCGCGATCAGCTGAACAGTCTCTCGTCCCTTGACCTTTACTACGTCATCTCGCAAGGCACTCCGCTTGTGGCGCTCCGCAAACAGAAAGTCGGCATCAACACGCCGAATCCGGCAGCTGCTCTCGACGTGGTGGGCGACGCGAAGGTGTCCGGGACACTGACTGCTGCGACTCTGTCCGGCTCCCTTGCGCCTTCCAAGCTCTCCTCGGCTGTTCCGATTTCCAAGGGCGGAACAGGCGCGACTACGGCAGCCGCCGCGAGAACGAACCTTGCGGTGCTGCCTCTCGCCGGGGGTACATTGACAGGAAAAGTCACAAGCAGCTATGGTGATATTGGAATCGTTATGCAGCACGGTACGGCAAGTAAGGACTGCGGCGTTTCCATGAAGCGGACGGATACCGAAGTGCAGATGTTTGTAGGTGTAGGCACCGGTGGCGTGAACCACGGAGTTTATTCAAACAAGCTCGGAAAATGGCTGATTTACGGAAACGATACGTCCGTCATCTGCAACGGCACAGCCACCAATGTGACGGGTACTGTTGCCATCGGACACGGCGGTACGGGAGCGACTACTGCAGCGGCGGCAAGAACCAATCTCGGCATCACCTGCACATCGCTTTATAACGGTTCACTGTCAAGCGGAAGCATCACATTCAACTACGGGAACTACAACGCCTATCTGATTCTCGGTCAGCCCGGATCGGCGACTGCAATTGCCGGCTTAGTGGTCCCGAAAGGCATGATCACTACCTCTGATGTAAAGTATCAGATCACAGATGAATCCTATTACCGCTGTTTCAATCTGAAGTATTCCGGTTCAACAGTTACTCTGACCATAAGTACAGGCAGCGGAACCGTTAACCGGGTGTTCGGCTTGACTTAAGGAGGTGCGATATGCAGATACTGCTTGAAGACGGATATGTTTCATCCTATGCCCTTGAGGGCAGCATCGTCGGCGGCTTGGAAGTTGCGGTTCCGCCAGACGCGGAGCATTTCGAGGCACACTTCACAGCCTACAGGCTGAAGAACGGCGTTCTCGAATTCGATGAAGACCGCAATGCGGAAAACGAAAGAAAGGCACTCTGTGACGAACTGCGGAAGCGGCGCGAGACGGAGTGCTTTTCATATGTCAACAGAGGTCAGCCGTGGTACGACAGGCTCTCCGACGGACAGAAGTCGGAACTGGAAGCCTGGTACGCGGACTGGCTTAAAGTCACGGATACCCTGACGGTTCCCGCAAAGCCGTCCTGGTTAAATTGAAAAAACTTAAAGGAGGTAACTTGCCATGAAGGAATTCTGGACGACCATCCAGGTGGTTTTCGCCGCTGTCGGCGGCTGGCTCGGATGGTTTCTCGGAGGATGCGACGGTCTGCTTTATGCGCTCCTGGCTTTTGTGGTCCTGGACTACATTACGGGCGTGATGTGCGCCGTGGTGGGTAAGAAGCTGTCCAGCGAGATCGGCTTCAAGGGCATCTTCAAGAAGGTGCTGATCTTCGCGCTCGTGGGCATCGGTCATATCCTCGACACGCAGGTCATCGGTGCGGGATCGGTACTGCGTACCGCCGTCATTTTCTTCTATCTGTCCAACGAGGGCGTGTCCCTCATCGAAAACGCGGGTCATCTCGGCCTGCCCATTCCTGCGAAGCTGAAAGCCGTTCTGGAGCAGCTTCACGACCGTGCTGAAAAGGAGGAAAACAGCAATGATGACGAACATTGAGCTTGCGAACAAACTCAAGGATATCGCAAAGAACTATAAAACTTTATATGTTATGGGCTGCTTCGGCGCTCCCATGACCGCTTCCAACAAGAAGCGCTACACGCAGAACCACAGCTACAACAGGCAGGCGGCGCGTACCGCTATGATCAACGCGGCCTCCGCCGACACCTTCGGCTTTGACTGTGTCTGCCTCATCAAAGGCGTGCTGTGGGGCTGGAAGGGCGACAAAAACGCCATTTACGGCGGCGCGTCCTACGCCTGCAACGGTGTGCCGGATATCGGCGCGGACACCATGATCACCGTCTGCAAAAACATCTCCACCGATTTTTCCAAGATCGAGATCGGCGAGGCGGTGTGGATGGAGGGTCACATCGGCGTCTATGTCGGCGATGGTCTCGCCGTGGAATGCACGCCGCGCTGGGACAACAAGGTTCAGATCACCGCCTGCAACCGCAGTGTCTCCGGCTACAACCGCCGCAACTGGACCAAGCACGGCAGACTGCCGTATGTCACCTATACGCAGCAGACGCAGCCGTCCGAACCCTCCAATCCGGCGACGCCTTCTTCCTTCAAAAAGGGAGACCTGGTGAAGATCACCGGCACGAAATACTACAGCGGCAAGACCATCCCCAAATGGGTGAAGGAGAAAAACTGGTACGTTCTCCAGGCTGACGGCGAGAGAGTTGTCATCGACAAGAGCGAGAACGGCAAAAACGCCATCTGCAGTCCCGTCAACGCCGCCGACCTTCAGCTCGTGAACGCGAAGCCCGGAAAGACGGTGGACGAGCTTGCCCGCGAGGTCATCCGCGGCCTGTGGGGCAACGGCACCGACCGCAAGAACCGTCTCGCCGCAGCCGGCTACGATTACTACGCCGTGCAGAGGCGCGTAAACGAATTGCTCAGATAAACGC